TTGACTTTGCTACATTCTGCCAAAAGAACCCTAATAATAAATTCTTACCTCAGTTCGGTGGTTGGGAGACATTTGAATTTAATGGTCAACGATATCTACAAATCAAAAGTGAACGTTTGTTTGAAGTTGAACAGAGCATGAGCAAACAGGTAGCCTGGGTTTTAGAAGATTTAACATCATTTGTAAGACTGCATGGTGCTGCTAAAGGTGCCGAGAAATTTTTCAACATCATGCTTGACCCTATCGATCCCAAAAGAACCGCCGCAAGAGATGCAGCAGCACAAGTAATTATGTTGTTGGGCGGGAAAGAAGACCTTAAATTGTTTGCCCGTACAGTAGAACAATTAGGTAAAATCGCGCATCGTAAGGGTTATGGATTTGACTTGCATGGAGGTAACTTTATGTTAGGTAGTGATGGCGAAATAGTCATTAATGATCCTTTCTTCACCGGAACATGGCGCAAATAATATGAGACAACATGAATTCATATTAAGAGAAGCTGAAGAAGGTACTCAACAAGCCGACGAGATATATGACGCATTAGAAGGTGCTGGGTATACATTGTTGGGCAGCGGGCAAGAGGCAACTGTTTGGGCTAAAAAAGATCAAAATGATGTAATCAAGATTATTATGCCTGATGATGGCAAAGGTGCAGGCATACAAGCAGAATTATTCTACAAGTTCTATGAATTCTGCCAACAACATTCTAACTATGAAAATTTACCCAAATTCACTGATTTGGGTGCAGGAAAAGCCTTAGAAAGATTTGACGTTAATGGTATTGAATACATGGCTATTGCTATGGAGAAGCTTACTCCTATTCCAGAAGGTAGTTTTGAAGAAGCAATGGTATGGCAGCTTAGTGATTTAGCCATGAAGAAAATGTCATGGCAGCAAGCATGGCAAGTATTAACAAATCCAGCTAGCTGGGATAGCTTTGAAGAAGACAGAATATACTCTACCATTGATTACTTAGAACGCATGAATGAACAAGAAAGATTAAAGTACGAAGTTTTATTCAAGTTAATGACTTTGTTATATCATACTGGAAGAATAAATAAAGTTGGATGGGATTTACACACCGAGAATGCAATGATGAGAGGTGATACTATAGTCATTACTGATCCTTGGTTCGGTGAATTAACATAAGAAATCGCCTTAGGACCGTGGTAGTTACTACCATGTAGGCGTCACCCGGCTGCTGGGTTTAGGAGTAACGATTCGCTACCGTGAAACTATAAAGTGAGCACTTATTTTTGGTATACAAAATATAATCTATTATTAGCGTCTTTCTTAAACTCTAACAATTTTAGATTATACTTTTCAGCGAATTCATTCACTACCTCAAACGACCACGGGAATATATCTACATAAGGCCCGTTCTTGTGACTGACACCCGGATTGGCTCTTAGGTAAAATCTTCCGTTTGGTGCTAGTAATTTAACACAATGAGCAAATCTAGCCTCTACTTCATCTTTACTATTAAAGTTAATAGACCCTAGAGCCATGATAACATCATAGCTTTCAGGTTTTACATTAAATTCAAGGATATCTACTTGGTAATCTGCTAGATTATTATAAGGATCAATGCCTGTTAGATTTTTAATTCTACCCTTAAAAGGATGATATCCGCAACCCACATCCAGAACTTTGTTAGGATTTAAATTATTGATTTCTTCAACCAATTGCCAGCCAGTGAAAGAATAATCATCTGTTCTGGGTTTCCATATTTCGCCGAAAAATCTTAGGATGTACCGTTCACTTAAATCATTAGTAATCTCTCGCAATGTCCCCACATAGTCGCATGGTAAACTTAATTCTGCTTCAATCGCATCTTTGAACTTGCGATATCTAGCAGGAGTCCAGGGTAATTGATCAACCACAGTATCCTCATTGATTAAAATTTTGGAATACTTCGGTAAATTAAACGCGATTTGCAAATTTTTTTGTAAAAGATTAAAAATTTTTGAATTCATTTTAAATTTTTCTCGTTAGGCATAAATATTTTTGTCTTTATATTTATTAACGGAGGAATAATGAAGAAACTTTTAGTCATGCTGGCATTATTGCCATCACTCGCATTTGCTTGGCAACCCAATCCTAACAAACCTGTAACTGTAATATTTCCAAACGGGCCAGGCGCAGGCAATGAAATATCATTCAGAATTGTAGCAAAGATCGTTGAAGAAAAAAACCCTAATTTTAAATGGGTAGCTGAATATAAACCCGGTGCAGACGGGAACATAGCTATCAACCATTTCGTAACTGCTCATAATGATGGTAATACTATTGCTGTACCTGCTTGTCAAAGTAACTGGGTTACGCCTGAAATATGGTATTCAAAAATGGTTAAGTATAATCCAATGGATTTAGAACCAGTTGCCAATATAGCACGTAGTCCATTAGCGTTTTGGGCACACCCTAAATCAAATATTAACACCCCGGAAGAACTAGTAGCAGCAATCAAAAAGAAAGAAAGACCTTTGATGTTCGCTATCGGCGGCGGCGGACATAAGCTAGCAGTAGAATATCTTGTTGCGAAGTTAGATGTACCCGGTGGTGACCGTATTGAAACTGTCATGTATAAAGGACCGGCACAAGCTCTTGTTGACGTAATGGGCGGACACGCAGAATTCGGTGTTACTCCTGTAGCTGTCGGTTGGCCTCATGTTCAAGCTGGTAGATTAAAATTAATTGGAATTGCTGATACAAGACCTCTACCTGGTCTAGAAAAAGCTCCGTTAATGAGTAAGGCTGCACCAGGACTAAGCATTCACGGATGCTGGAATATTGTATTACCACCGGGGACAGCACCTGAAATACAAGAATGGTATCACAATGCGTTCGTACCAGCAATCAGAAGTAAAGAAGCGCAAGCACGATTCAAAGAAAACATGATGTACATAACTCCTGAAGAACATACTCCTGCAGGTGTTCGTGCAAGTATGCTTAGATTACAGCAAACATGGCAACCTATCGCTCGTAGAATTGACTTAAGCAAATGAAAATAGGAATAAGCATGGAAATGACCCGTGTGCTGCGTAATACGTGGCATGCGGCTCTAAATCACGAATGGTATAATTTCTTAAAGGGTCATGAAATTGTGCCAATATCATGCCACGGCAACATACCAGATACTAGCGAATATGATTTAATCATCCTTGCTGGTGGCAATGATATGTATGATATCAAAACATGGAGGGATAATCATTATCCATTACGAGATGTTTTTGAGAGCAAACTAATCAGCCGATGTATAGAAACTGATACATTAGTAATGGGAATATGCCGCGGTGCTCATTTTATGAATTATATGATGGGCGGAACATATAAGTTAATGGAAAATCCATACGACAACGTAAAAGTTCAACTGAGGGGTACTATACTCTCAGAAGTTACATGCCATCATACTATACAAATAGATAAGTTGGCCCCTAACTTTTCTCCGTTGATAGAAGATGTGAACGGAGTTATTGAATTGGCTATAAGTAAAGAGCACCGTATGATAGGTGTAGGATGGCATCCCGAACGAGAAGTTAATGCTCATTCTAGGTCGTACATCTTGGAACTAATTAAGATTATAAATAGATTATGAAATATATTTTTGTCGCCGGGGCACCCGGTTCTAAATGGTCTAGTGTGGTTAAAAACATATACTATAGCCCCAGTCTAGATATTAGCGACTATAGCGACGAACGCACTTATTATCACGATGCATCAGGTACAATGCAATTAATGCATTTGGGCGCATACTTTGATCCAGGTATGGAGTTTGAACTACCTGAAGATTTGACGACATTGAATAAAGAGCAATTAGAAGAACTATTTGACCAGCCGTTCAATGGGAACGGTATTCGTATAGTTAAAAGTCATATTTTCTGCTATCAGAAAAATATAGAACATCTTAGAAGTCTTTGGCCTGAATGTCCTATAGTATTAGTTTATCGTGATAACGATAGCTGCTTGGGATGGTGGGTGCGTTGCGGTCATTTTGATATCACATATCCTAAATATGATTTGTACTATCAAAACCTACGGACCATGTCAAAAATTATTGATAGACAGAACGGAGAAGTATTAGAGGTAATAAAGAAATATAATCTCAAGACAATACAATCTAACGTACATTTAACTAAATGTCTAGGAATAGAAAGTCCTAGCTCAGAGTATTATCAACAATATTTAATAAACGATATAGAGGTATATGTATTATGGTAAGTTCATGGGAAGAAACAAAAAAGCGTAGTAAGTATCACTTTGATACTAACGTCATGGATCCTAAATGGGATGCTGCAATTGTGTTGGGCAACATTCAACCAACATGGAAAGAAGACTTGGCTAAAATTATTGAAACGGCAAAGCCTTCTACCTGGGCTACTCGCGGGTACAAGGGAGAGGGTATACTACAGCCACAAAAAGATTTAGTAGCGGAAGAATACGATCTAGAATCTGCTGGGTACGGTAAAGAGTATGTGATATCGCATCTAAACTGGGATATTCCCGTAAGCCTTAAAGAAGTAAGTAATAACTTTGGTTTGGCAAATTGCATGGAGCGTATTCACGTACAGTTCCCCGGTGAAGTATGGAATCTTCACATAGACAAGTTACAAAAATGGAATCCAGAGAACCCTGATTCCGTAATGCGTATCTTTATACAATTAACTGATTGGCAACCCGGACAATTTTGGGAGTTTGGTAATTATCATTACAACCAATGGCATGCCGGCGACGTAGCTACGATGGATTGGCAAAATGTCCCCCACAGCACTGCTAATGCAGGCTATCATCCAAGAGTAACATTTCAGTTGACAGGTATAATTACAGATAAAACTAAAGCATTCTTAGAAACGATCAAGAAACCCGTATCGTAAGATAAATACATATTATGCTAATAGAATCTTTAGATGAGTCTGCTGTAAATGAGTTGGCTAACAAATTGCCATCATTGTCTAAGCATGACTACAATACCATTGATAAGTTGATGCGCAAGATTGCGCACAAACATAGAATCACGGGTAAAGCATTGCACGACTTATTTGTCAAAAAATATAAGTCTACCCCTGATGTTTGGGTTAAAAGTAAATTGGACGAAGAACCAGTAGACTCATTTGTTGAAGACGAAGTAAAGAAATTTGCAGAATGGGCCGGCAGAAAACTAAACATTAAAAACATGCCAGTAATTGAATTGAGCATGGATCAAGACGAAGCTCAATCAGAAACTCATACCGGTAGCCATGTAACAGGTGAAGATAGAGTTTGGGTCTATGCTAAAAACCGTAATCTTATCGATATCCTAAGAACGGTATTTCATGAGTTAGTTCATGTTCGTCAAGGAGAACTAAACATGATACAGCCCGGTGATAGTTATCCGGGCAGCCCCATTGAAGCTATGGCTGACATGCTAGCAGGTAAATATATTAAAGTATACGGAAAATCTAGACCTCACCTGTTCCAATAAAGTATTGTCTCATATCCTCATGCTCAGGGAATGCAGTGAAGAAATCTTGATTTCGTAACTTATCCTGGGCTATCATTCTAGGTAATTCTTTGAGTGCATATTGTGTATCTTGTTGGTACATGTATGTTATGGCATAGTCAATCAACGACAACACTCTTTGATTATTTTTGTAAGATTGTATGTGGGTTTTTAATTCTAACAATGCCTTTTCTATTTGCTTTTTCTTAAACTCGGGTGCCGATTGTAGAGAGAATTCTAATGGTCCCTCTAAACAGTACCCAGACATTGAACTAGTGTTCTTCAGTAACGGTGAAGAGAAATAATACTTGATAAATTCTATCCAATTAAAAATATTAGGCCAAGCTAATGTACTATGTATATAAGGATAGATTTTTTCTGTTGAATCGCAACGTCTTATATTATTTTCAATCGTGTTCCAATCACCACCATATCTCCAATACTCGCCGGGTTCTCTGAATCCATCAATAGAAAATATAACAACTACTCCCTTGAATTTAGACCATACATCAAACATGTCCGCTCGTTTTGTTATTTGATTCCCATTGGTGATGTACTTTAAAGTAATATCTTTAGCACGGCCTATGCGAATCAAATCATCTAATATTTGAGAGTGTTCCCAATGTAAAAATATATCCCCTCCACCAAAGAATATTTCTTGCATGGTATCATAATGTCGTTTAAGTTCATCGTATGCATGTGTTTTATGATTACCGGCGATATAAACTATTTTGTGTGTAGTGTTTTTTAACACATTTTCTTCTTTGGCGTACTCTGAGCTAGATTCTTTGTTGCACATGCGACATGCCATATAACATACATTACTAAATCTGAAGTCTATGTATTTTAATTCGTGAGTGTTTAATGACCCATCAAAATTAGTCTGCAACACGGCTGACATTGCCATGTTGTTGAATCTGTCTATAAATTCATGGCGATCTGAACGATAACCAATGTCTTCTACCAATCTACAACGTAAGCAAGCTTGGGGTCTGATATTATTGAGCATTTCTAGCCTAGCTTGTTTCATGTAATCATTATTCCATAAATCTTTTAATGACGATGTTCTTATGCTTCCTACACTGGGGCCTGCGTGAGCATGTCCTATAGTACCAGAAATGGAACATAATTCCACCTCACCATCCTGATGTACGTATTGATGTATCCAGGGCAATGGACAAAAGGTATTATTTTTTGCATTTCGGACAATGTTGATAAGTTGTAATTTATTGGGTATGTGCATCTAAATATTTAACTATCCAAATAATTTGCTAAATTAAAGATAATCTGCTATCATTGCTCAATGATCAAACTTCTCGTACCATTACCCAAAAAAGTCATCGTCGCCTGTAGCGGGGGCGTTGATAGTATGGCTGTGTTGACCTTCTTGCGTAAGAAGCATGATGTAACTTGTGCTTTTTATCATCATGGTACGACAACCAGCGACAAAGCTATGAAAGTTGTGGCTAGCTTTTGTACTGCTAATAACGTACCCATGATGTTTGGTAATCTATGGCAAACTGAAAAGCCCAAAAACAAAAGCCAAGAAGAACACTGGCGTGACATGCGCTACAAGTTTTTTGATAGTATCAATACTACTATGCCCATTGTCACTTGTCATCATTTGGATGACTGTGTTGAAACATATATTTGGTCAAGTCTACATGGGAACGCAAAGGTCATTCCCATTCGTAGGAAAAATGTTATTCGCCCATTCTTAACGACACGTAAACAAGAGTTTGTTAATTTTTGTCAACGTTTTTGTATTCCGTGGGCGGAAGACGAATCAAACAAAGACAATACCTACATGCGTAACTACATTCGCAATGAAATGATGCCGCATGCACTGAAGGTAAATCCCGGACTACACAAAGTAGTTAAGAAAATGGTAGAGAAAAACGCTATCGTTGATATTTTAAGCCACGATCATCCTGGTCAATATGTGGGCTAAAAATACTTGTAAACACAAAACAATCATATATAATCATACTTTAAGGAGAAAACATGTCTGATTACAACCGCACCTTTAATGGCGAAGCCAAGATTAAGCTTACCCAACTTATTAACGAGGGTATGGCAACGATGCATGAAATTGATACATTACAAGGTGGACTAAACGACACTATCAAGGCTGTAGCTGAAGAACTAGAGATTAAACCCAGCACACTAAAGAAGGCTATTCGTATTGCACACAAGGCTACACTAGGTCAAACCAACAAGGATCATGACGAACTAAACACTATTCTGGAGACAGTTGGTAAGACTCTGTAAAATATGCGTCTATTTTATTCGCGGGATCATTCACACATAAATCCGTTCTTTAGAAAGATCCATCTCCATGATTTGGATTTTTTAGTAGAGAAACACAAATGGACCTTTACTGAATCATTAGAAGACGCGGATATAGTACCCTGTTCTTTTTATAATTTTCAACATGGGATAGATGATTCTTTACTTCAACAGCTTAAACCTAATCAAATATTGTTGATATGGTATGTTGAAACTCCTGGGGACCATTTGACACCTGAATACCTTAGAGAGGTTATTCAATCTTCTGCTTTGTATGGCAAACACCCTAGAACTATATTTGCTCATACTAACCTGATGGATGCCGACGACCCATTAATGATTCCAATAAACGTCATGTTTAACAGGCAAAAGGCAAACATGACAGATTATGATGAAGAGGTATGCAGGTTTAAAGCTTGGACTTGGGACGTGCCGTCGTATACGTATTCATTGGGCCCCATTGAAAAGAACTACTCACCCGAAAATAAATCTTTTCTTTGCCCTAACAGAGTGCCATCGGAAGACGCGGATCCGCTGTCTTTCGCAGGAAGAAAAATAAGCTTACATCAACATATCCGTAATCTTAATGTAGGAGTATATCTAAGTGACCCTCGTAACGGATACTATCTACTTCCTAATAATTGGGAAAATAATCCTGAAATAGCTCACATCAACACAAGCGATGGGGGTTCATGGTATCCAATCGGAGACAAATATTATAATACCTCTTATATTTCTGTGTGTATTGAATCATTAATTCGTGATCCAAACATGTTTTACCCGTCTGAAAAATATTTTGATCCGTTGATTAAAGGGAACTTCCCATTAATATATGCAGGACCCTACGTAATTCAGCGATTACGGGAAATATATGGATTTAAGTTTCCTGATTGGATTGATTATTCGTATGACCTAATAGAACAAGAAAGCGAAAGATTCCCGGCATTTTTAGACAGTGTTACCAAGGCATCTGCAATTCCGTTAACGGAATTGCATAGATTGTACGAAAAGGACAAGCATATACTAGAACATAATCGTAATGTGTTCTATAATAGACCGTATGATTCTTTGTTTGATAAACTCAAAGAGTCAATTCAAAAATTAAACTGGAATCTATGAGTTATATTGACGCTATTCATGACCGTGATAGTGACCGCATCTATGTAGTTGAGAGAACTCCTCAAGGTAAACGAACCTATAAGGAGTTTGCCACTAACTACACTTTCTATTACAGCGACCCTAAGGGCAAGTATCGTGGTCTGTACCCCGGTAATCCAAATGGTATTCCTGTAAGTCGTTTTTCTACTCGCAAACGTGCTGAATTTGAAAAGGAACGTAGAATCCACTCTGGCAAGAAATTGTTTGAGAGTGATGTAAACGTAATCTTTAGGTGTCTAAGCGAAAACTATCTCAATGTTGATGCGCCTAAACTACACACGGCATTCTTCGACATTGAAGTTGACTTTGACCCGGAAAAGGGATTTAGTCCACCGAGTGATCCCTTCAACAAGATAACTGCGGTTAGTTTATACTTAGATTGGCTTGACCAACTAGTCACGCTTGTTATTCCACCTCGTCATATGTCCGACGAGACTGCAAAAGAAATCTGCGACCAGTTTGAAAACTGTCTGATGTTCCGCGATGAAGTGGAATTGCTTGAAGTGTTTTTCCAACTAATTGATGATGCTGATGTACTAACTGGTTGGAACTCAGAGGGCTACGATATTCCCTACATGGTTAATCGTACTACTCGGGTCATGAGTAAGGATGATACTCGCAAATTCTGTTTGTTGGGTCAACTACCCAAGCCCCGCGAGTATGAACGTTATGGCAAAGTTGAAACTACATATGACTTAGTTGGTCGTGTTCACATGGACTATTTGCAGTTGTATAAGAAGTACAACTATGAAAGTCGCCATAGCTATTCACTAGATGCAATCGGTGAAATGGAAGTAGGTGAACGCAAGACTCAATATGAAGGTACTCTTGACCAGTTATACAACAAAGACTTTAAGCAATTCGTTGTCTATAATAGACAAGATACCATGCTTATGGTCAAGATTCACAATAAGCTTAAGTTCTTAGATTTGGCAAATGCACTAGCACACGAAAACACTGTATTATTGCCAACAGTTATGGGGTCTGTCGCAATGATTGAAATGGCAGTCATGAACGAAGCCCATGAGCGCGGTCTGGTCGTACCAGACAAAAAACGAAAGGAAGCAAATAGTGATGAACAACAAGCGGCAGGTGCCTACGTTGCTGTGCCCAAGAAAGGAATCCACGAGTGGGTCGGAGCAGTTGATATCAACTCGCTCTATCCCTCGACTATTCGTGCCCTCAACATGGCACCAGAAACAATCGTCGGACAAGTCAGACAAACCTTAACCGATCAATACATGAAAGAAAAGGGGCATAAGTTAGCCTCAGAAAAGAAACGGTTTAAAGAAGGTGATGATGACGTTACAGGATCTATTCTGTGGGAAGGATTGTTCGGTGCGTTAGAATACACTGCTATCATGAACCAAGAACGTGGCACAATGCTTACTGTTGACTTTGAAGATGGTCGCAGCGAAGAAATGTCTGCTGCAGAAATCTGGAAGTTCATCTTTGACCGACACAATCCCTACATTCTTACTGCTAATGGCACAATCTTTACGTATGAAAAAGAAGGCGTGATTCCAGGTCTATTAAGTCGCTGGTATCGTGAACGTAAAGAAACTCAAAAGAAAGCTAAAGAGGCAACTATCAAGGCTGATTTTGAGTATTACGACAAGCGTCAGCTAGTGCGTAAGATTTTGCTTAACTCAGCATATGGCGCACTATTGAACGAACATTGCCGATTCTATGACAAGCGTATCGGTCAATCTGTAACACTAAGTGGTCGTCAAATCGTTAAGCACATGATGAGTCAAATCAATTTGGCAGTAGCAGGTGAGTACACTCATGACGGTGAAGCTATCGTATATGGTGATACTGACTCATGTTATTTCACTGCATACCCTACATTCAAACAACAAATTGACAATGGCGAAATGGAGTGGAACAAAGACGTTTGTATTCAAGTCTATGATGCTATTGCCGAAGAAGCGAACAATAGTTTCCCGGCATTTATGGAACGTGCATTTCATGCGCCCCGTAAGAATGGTGAAATCATCAAAGCTGGTAGAGAATTGATCGGTGATCGTTCTATCTTCATCACTAAAAAGCGTTATGCTATCAACATCTTTGACAAGGAAGGCACGCGCAAGGATAAAGATGGGAAACTAGGTGATGTAAAGGCTATGGGTCTTGACTTGAAACGTGCTGATACACCCAAGTATGTACAAGAATTCTTGATGAATGTTTTGTGCATGGTTATTCAACATGGTAAGAGTCGTGAAGAAGTTATTGCAACTGTTAAGGACTTCAAGAACCAATTGGCACAGCAAGAAAGCTGGACTAAAGGGTCGCCTAAATCAGTCAATAATTTGACGAGGCACACAGAGACTTGGGAAAAGACAGGACAATGTCGTGTTGGTCACGCAATGGCTGCTATCAATTGGAATTATCTTCGCAAAATGCACGGAGATAACTATTCCATGCGAATTGTTGATGGTATGAAAATTGTTGTGTGTAAACTAAAGCCTAACCCTCTTAACATGACTAGTATTGCTTATCCAACAGATGAACTTCGCTTACCGCAATGGTTCACTGAATTACCATTTGACGATAGTGAAATGGAAAGAACACTAGTTGACGAAAAGATTGAAAACTTATTGGGTGTTCTAAACTGGGATATTCGTAGCAATACAAATACCAATTCAACTTTTGATGATCTATTCTCATTTGGTTAAATCAGAGTTGATTTTCCCAAGAAAAAAATGTATCATTACATACAGTCCTAAATATTTAACATAAAGGAAAAACATGAAAGACAATCTGCAAGACCTTATTCAGCACACTTATGGTTTAGGTGTTGTTGAACTTATTAAAGTCGTCGGTACTGCTAACGACACCCAAATCTGTGCCATTGCTGATGACAAGTCAGTAATTGTTACGGGCACATTTAAGAATCCAATGCCCGAGTTTATCGGTACATTTGGTATGCCTAACTTAGCAAAGCTCAAGACAATTCTAGGCTTTGATGAGTATGACGAGCATGCCAAGATCAATGTAACTACTGCTAACAAAGATGGGGTTGACGTTCCAGTCGCTATTCACTTTGAAACAAAGACCGGCGACTTCGTTAACGACTATCGTTTAATGAGTAAAAACATCATTGAGGAGAAAGTCAAAGAATTCAAGTTCAAGGGTGCAGCATGGAACGTTGAGTTTGAACCTAGCGTAGCAGGTATCATGCGTCTAAAGAAGCAAGCTAGTGCTAACAGTGAAGAAAATAACTTCACGACTAAGACTGACAACGGTGATCTAAAGATTTATTTCGGTGATCCATCAACTCACTCAGGTAACTTTGTGTTCCATGCAGGTGTTACTGGTACATTAGGACGTGCATGGATGTGGCCTGTTAAAGTATTCATTTCAATCATGGATCTACCTGGTGACAAGACAGTTCGCATCAGTGATCAAGGTGCTACTGAAATTGTAGTTGACAGTGGCCTGGCAACATATCGTTATCTACTACCTGCTCAAGCAAAATGATTAAAGTCTGTCCGGGGGACCGGGTGTTACTGTAACTAATGGCGGTGCTCCTTACATCTACGTAAATATGTCTATGCCTAGCGCGGGCATGATGCGATTTAACGGGTCTACTAATAATATCGAAGTTTACGATGGCTCTGCGTGGATTACAATTACATCAAATCACACTACCGTAGAACTGGACTCGGACACCCTAAGTTTGCTTGAATGGGCTAGAAAAAAGAAAAATGAAGAAATGGAACGGGATTTGTTGGCAGTAACTAATCCCGCCATCAAAGATTTGATCAAACAAATAGAAGAAAAGGAAGAGCAAATCTTAGTTATTCAAAAATTAATGAAGTCAGACATAACTGTATGACTACCGTGTTAGCTAGAGAAGATGCAGATTTTGTCTATGTACCATTAACCCGTTGCGGTAGCACATGGCTTTCTAAGGTGTTGACATTTAACGGGTTTGAAACTAGGTTCACTAGCCCATCAAACGGTGGGTTGGGTAAAATCAAATTACACGAAAAACAAAAACTTATCGTTGTTCGGCATCCACTGCAAAGATTAATTTCAGCAATGGTTGCCGCCGAAAATTTTGATTTAAAAATCATATACGATAAAAATAAAATCTTTGAAATACTACCTACCGACATTCATACATCAACGCAAGTCTCCGCATTACGTAATATTAATTACAAAATTAATTCAACATTTATTGAATATCACAGCAATCATGAATGGGGTGAATTGATGCAATCCTTTTTGGGCAAGCATATACCTAATTTTATCAGGGCCCCTGAAAAATGGGAACCCGTAGTTAATCCTATGCAAACAAAATTAGCCGAAACAATTTACTCTGATAGTAAAGTATACGATACTCTAATGAAGTATCTTAAGGAAGATTGGGATTTTTACAACAAAATAACTTGGTATGGAACAAATTAATTTAACAAATCAACAACATCCAGACTGGGCATTGTTCTTACCAGCAGTGTCTAGTTTCTTTATTAGCGGATTGGGCAAACAACGCGAAGGTGAAGAATATTTTGATCAAGCTAGAATCCCTCAAGGGTTGAACGGTGACGTTGAACAATTAAACTTTCTAAACAGTCAAAAAGGTTTATACACCTATAAGTGGGGACTATATTCAGCAGGACATGCAAATTTAGATCCTACGGTTGATGTTGCAGGTGAATCTATTATTCGTAAGCGTGAGCAAGGTACATTCATGCTCGGTGATTCAGGTGGATTTCAGATTCTAAAAGGTCAATGGCCTGCCGATTGGAAGGATCCTAACTGTCCCAAAGCATTAGCAAAACGTAAAGAAGTATTACTTTGGATGGATACATACATGGATTACGGTATGTGTCTAGATGTACCTAGTGAATCATATCGTAATAAGAAAGCATATGAGCAGCATAAGATCAGCAATCTAGCTGAGGCTGTGCAGGCTACACATATCAATAACGAATACTTTATTCGTAATCGTAATGGTAACTGCAAGTTCTTAAACGTAATGCAGGGTCTAACTCATACCGATAGTGACCGTTGGTATGATGAAATGAAAAAGTATTGTGATCCAAAAGTATATCATGATAATCATTTCAATGGTTGGGCGTTTGGGGGTCAGAATAAGATCGACATTGATTTAATGCTGCAACGTTTAGTCGGTATCATTCATGATGGGTTGTTGGAAGAAGGGAAGCAAGATTTACTACACTGTCTAGGTGTAAGTATTATGGAGTACGCTGTTTTGTTTACTGATATTCAAAAAGCTATTCGTAAATATCATAACCCAAAATTCACTATTACATTTGACTGCGCTAGCCCATTCTTTAGTGCTGCTAAGGGTTTGGCATACTACAATACATCTATTGAGCATAATAAGAAGTGGTCATATAGTATGGAAAAAACCGCTGAGAACAAAGATTATGCCAAAGATAATCGTCCATTTGTAGATGCAGTTTTGCAGGACGGTATCCATAAAATCTTTGCTAATAGTCCTATTACGAATAGAATGCTAATTCGTGATCTGTGTTACAGGGGTCACGGATTTATTAATAAGCTAGGTAAGGAAACAAAGACAAGCTGGGATACCTTGAGTTATACTCTACTTCAGGCGCATAATGTCTATCAACATATTTGTGCAGTGCAAGAAGCTAATAGAAAGTACGAACAAGGCATTCAACCGAAAATGCTATTAAACAAGTTTGAAGATAATCACTTCGGTGATATAGTTGATGAAATTTTTAGAATTAACGACCGAGATAAAAGTTTAGAATTAATCAAAGCCCATAGTAAGCTTTGGACACAAATGCAATCAGGCAGTCAAGGTTTAAGTGGTAAGAAAACGATTAATTCTATAACTATGTTTAATGAATTGTTTGAGGAAGTAGTAAATACAGAGTCTGAAACTGTGGTCGAGGACGATGACAGTGATGAAGCAATGATCGAGGCACTAGGAGAATAACATGCCATACAAAGCACAAATTAAGCATCTTACTGAAAATCTAAAGATTCTAGATACACAAATTAGTAAAATGGAAACTAATCCTTTCCCCGAAGAAGCTACTTTAGTTTCTCTAAAAAATCGCCGTACAACCATTTTCAATGAACTTCGGCGCCTCAATAAGCTACAATGGGACGAAGACCATGAGCGAGTTAATCTAGATGACGACCGTTGATATGGACAATAGGGAACAGGCACTCACTGAAAAGCGTGTTCGGATTAAGGATGCTGCCAAAAGAATGATTTGGGTAACCTTTCAAAAAGAAGGTATCCATAAATATCCCCAAGCTGCTACTGACCCAAATCTAGAAGATGTAAGTTTTTTGGGCTACCCGCACCGTCATATTTTTCACTTTACGGTAGCCATTCAAGTATTTCACAACGATCGGGATATTGAATTTATCCAATTTAAGCGTTGGCTAGAAAAGTTGTATGCCGGCGGTATTTTGGAACTAAATTTCAAGAGTTGTGAAATGATGAGCGATGACCTATACGAATGCATTGCTCGTCGTTATCCCGAAAGAGATATCGAAATTACCGTTTCAGAAGACAACGAGAACGGAAGTACGATATACTACAATTGTTTTAAACCTCTTCATCAACTCGCCATCTAAAGGAGAAATCAATGGCAAAATTCAATTATCAACCCAATCCTCGTGTTCAACAAATCTTCGAGGATCTCGAAAAGTTCCAAGATTTTTGTCGAGACTTTGGGTATAAGTTCAACGAAAAAGAACTTTATGATAATCGGAGTCATGTGTATCGTCAGCATACTAAATATCTTTCGGGGAAGCCCGTTAAAGATATGTGGGAGCTAGATGCAAAAGTGGATTAAAATTATAAGGTCGATGCACGATCCAATAGAATTTTATTCCTCAAAGGTTGGCGTAAGTCAACCTTTTTTGCCATATGATGAGGTAATAAAATGCAATATACAATCAATCCTAAAACAGTAACTGAGTTCAAGATGCACGAAGGCCCTGAGGTTACGTTTCTTGTATTAGAGGGCAAATGTATTTTTGAAACTGTCTACAGAAATGATAAAATATCTATAGAAAAGTCTATGAATCAATCATACACCATCAAGGAAAAGGTAGAATACAGGTTGCAAAACACTTGCAATTCACCTTGTATTTTGCTTATAATGTAAGAACTAACTTAAAGGTTATCAATGAGAACATTGTATTATATGGGGCTAGAGCCCTACAAAGCAAGGTATACACTTCAATTAACTGAGTGGAATACTAGAGTGTTTAAGCGTCGGGGCATCGATTATGTTGTTGTCCCCGGCGATTGCCTTACTACTGATACTGTTATTTCAACAGGACAGGTATTAGATGCACATGGTCGCTCATATTATGGCATGAGCCAGCTTATGAATCTAGTAAAATTAATGAAGATGGGTGAGGTGACAAGTGAAGATGTTGTATACTTTGAAGACATGTTTCAACCCGGTATCGAGAGCTTACCTTATATTCTTGATCAAGTCGATGATGCTCATCGTCCTCGGGTTTTTGTCCGTTGTCTTGCTCAGTCCATTGATCCTGATGACTTCGTTCATGTATGGGGTATGGAAAAGTGGATGGGGCACTATGAAAAGATGGTTAATCAATTCGTAGATGGCGTTCTTGCAACTAACGAAGAAATGGTGGCGAACATGAAGATCGCAGGCTGGGAAGCACCGATCTACAACATTTCTGGGTTAGCGTTTGGTAAAGACGAAGTAATCGAACGAGTAGAAGGTAAGATTAATCGTTTCGAGGATCGTCCTATGCGTGTTGTGTTTTCTGCTCGGTGGGACCAAGAAAAGCAACCAGAATTCTATATGGATCTGATTGATGCGTGGTACAATCGTCACGGGAACACGGTACAATTCACCATTTGTAGCGGTGCTAAACTGCGTAGCAATAATTCAAGCTACATGAATCGCACATACAAGATGGCAGCAGAAGGCAAGCTAACTATCAACGAAGACCTGAATAAAAACGCATACTATGATATAGTTAACAATAGTCGTGTAGTTTTTAATTGTGCATTGCAAGATTGGGTTAGCAATACAGTGAGTGAAGCTGATGCATTAGGTTGTAACGTGCTATATCCAGCATATCGCTCTTTCCCAGAAACTTTCAGTAATGACCATGAACGCATGTATGTACCATGGTCTATTGATGATGCTATCAATAAGCTAGAAAAACTGTTAGAAGCACCCCACCCTAATATGGGCAAGATCAGTAGCTACACTGATAAAACAGTAGATCGAATCTGCGATATCCTTGAAGGCAAGGGAGAACAATACCTTCGTATGTCTACTGACTATCGCAAACACACCAGAGAAAGCAAATTCTAAAATGGCAACACGTAAGAAGAAAGAATTACCCGAAACTAAAGATTGGCCTTGGCCAAAGATTGAAAAAGGGTCCCATTTGACCGTAAAGACTTTCGAAGACGGCAAAACTGTGTTAGAATGGGATGATGAACAATTAATGAAAGATGTAAAGACGGCAATCGATTCCGTTAATACCGAAGATCAACCAAAGAAAGGAAGAAAGAAGAAATGAACGCACATAACGATATTGAAACACAAATGCAGGCTTACTTAGCCGAAAACGAGAAGTTTGAAAAGGGAAACAATGCTGCTGGCACTCGCGCCCGCAAAGCACTAGGTGAATTGGCGAAGGCTGTTAAGGCCCGTCGTAATGAAATTACTCAAGTTAAGAACGAACGCAAAGAAGCGAAGACCAAGTAAAAATGCGTATTGAAGACGATATCAAACTAGACTTCAAGGACGTACTTATTCGTCCTAAGCGTAGTACATTATCAAGTCGGCGTGAAGTTCAACTAGAGCGTCACTATACATTTAGGCACAGCAAGCATATTTGGCATGGTGTTCCTATTATGGCTAGTAACATGGATGGAGTGGGCACATTTGAAATGGCCCAAACTCTAGCCCAAACTGGCATGTTTACATGCCTTGTTAAGAGTTATACTCTAGAGGATTTCATCAATAACCATGAAATTATCGACGCCTTAGATGACGAAGCAGGAGTTCACAACTTTGCAGTGAGCACCGGCACTAGTGATAGTGATTGGACTAAGGTACAACAAATTCTAAGCACATATCCTGGAATACATTTCATTTGCATTGATGTTGCTAATGGATACAGCGAACACTTTGGTGACTTTGTTGCTAAGGTACGCGAACGCTACCCCCTTCATACTATTATTGCAGGCAATGTCGTCACTGCGGATATGACTCAGGAACTTATTCTACGAGGAGCAGATATTGTCAAAGTTGGAATCGGACCGGGATCGGTATGCACGACTAGGGTTCAAACTGGGGTTGGCTACCCGCAACTTTCTGCGATCATTGAGTGCAGTGATGCGGCTCATGGCCTCGGTGCCCATATTATTGCTGATGGCGGTTGCACTTGCCCAGGTGATGTGGCTAAGGCATTTGGGGCAGGCGCAGACTTTGTTATGCTCGGTGGGATGCTAGCAGGACATGACGAAGGTGGCGGTAAAATAGTTGAAAGAGTTTACAAAAGTACAGAACAAGACATTATAAAGTCAGGTGGTGGCGAGTTGTTAATGCCATATTTAAAATATAACTCTAAATACACATCTAAAAAGTATGTAGAATTTTATGGTATGAGTAGCGATACTGCTATGGAAAAGCACCATGGTGGTATTGCCGAGTATCGTAGCAGTGAAGGTCGCACTGTTGAAATCCCTTATCGCGGTCCTGTCACTCATACAGTACGTGACTTACTAGGTGGACTTCGCAGTGCTTGTACTTATGTCGGGGCACCTAGTCTTAAGCAATTGAGTAAGTGTACCACATTCATTAGAGTTAATCGACAAATTAACGAAGTCTTTTTGAAATGATAAATAATGATGCTACACAACGGTAGCATCATTTCAATTTTCATATCCGTGTAAGGAAGGATTCAATGTCAAAGTACAAACTATTAGTCACAAGTGGTTGTAGTTTTACCGCAGGTTATTCAACGTGGCCTAATCCCCTTTCACAAAAATTCAATTGCCATTTAAAGAACTACGCTATTGTTAGTGTGGGCAATGGTCGTATCAGTCGCAGTATTATCTATGGAGTAAACGAGGCTCTTAAAGAATATCATCCTGATGATATCTTGGTTGGTATTATTTGGAGTGGTAGTAATAGGCGTGAATTTTTTCAATCTGACGTTGATTTAGAAAACATCACGACGACTGGAACGGCAAACCCACACCGATTCATTGATCAGGCTGATGATAATTGGGTAACCTTAAATCATCATTGGAATGATGTATACTCCAAAACCTTTTACAAGTACTTCTATGATGAAGTAGACTCAGAGATTATTACTCTAGAGCATATTCTTCGCACTCAATGGTTCTTAGAAAAGAAAAATGTCAAATATTTTATGAGTTGTTTTGCACCTGCTGTTCTCCCACATAAAGAAAATGTGAACACAAAACACCTCAGGGATATGGTAGATTGGAGTAAGTTTTTAAATGTATCAAGTTATATGGAATGGTGTTTAGATAGCGGGGTACCGATTAACGAAAACGATAAAGGTAGACCTCTCACATCTATGCACCCAACACCAGAGCATGATATTAAATTTGTAAATGATGTTATTATACCGTTCGTTAACAAGCTATAAATTGAGTAAGGAAAATTTAAATGTCTTATAACAAAACAAAAACAGACCCTGAGCTAGGGCAGCGTGTTCATGACCATTTAGTCAAAATGGGTGTTGAAACACCCACTAAGCCAAATAGTCTTGACCGTAAAGAAAAGATCGAAAAGATTGAAAGCCATATGGCTGAAGTCATGAAAACTTTGGGTTTAGATTTATCTGATGACAGTCTCGCCGAGACACCCAAGCGTGTTGCCAAAATGTATGTCAACGAAATCTTTTGGGGGCTTGACTATGATGCATTCCCAAAGTGTACTACCGTTGAAAACAAAATGCAGTACAACGAAATGGTTGTAGAAAGGAATATCAGTGTTCAAAGTAATTGTGAGCACCATTTTGTCGTTATTGATGGTCTTGCTACTGTTGCATATGTTCCTAAGACCCGAGTTCTGGGACTTAGTAAGATCAATCGCATCGTGGAGTACTTCAGTAAGCGTCCCCAAATCCAAGAACGACTAACAGAGCAAATTTTCTATGCTCTGCAATATATCCTTGACACTGCGGATGTTGCGGTCATGATTGATGCACAGCATTATTGCGTTCGTAGCAGGGGTGTGGAAGACACCGGTAGTTCTACGGTAACAAGTAAGCTAGGCGGGGGATTCAAGACAGACCCTGCAGCACGTAGCGAATTCTTGAGTATTGCACGGGGAGGTATGCGATGACCGAAGTTTTAGCAATTGTTATGGGTGTTGCCGTTCTTATGTCAGCCTGGTCATTATGGAATTACAAGCCCTGGAAAAAGCGCGAAAAGTATTGCACCGGTGCTTGTGCTACTAAACGTTGTAATTGTGAGAGTGGACGATGATTTTAAACGTTATTATGTTGATTGGCACTATTGCAGTAGCGGTAGTTATCTATCGCTATGCTAACAACATGCCACAATCTAAATGTTCGCAAAACTGCAATCAGGGCAGACAATGTAACTGTAAGGACAAATAATGGGATTTCGTAAACCAATGGATTACACTACGGTAAATCATCAGATTTACATGTCAGGTGTTGAACTATACAATCATCGCAATGATGGGTTCACCCAGTTTGAAATCAAGAAAGATTTATACCGCTTAAAGTGGTTGATTGATAATATCATGAAAGATGCCCCTGAGTTCTCTGGCGAAAAAGAATTCCTCGAAGAACACAGTAAACATGTAGTGTGGAGAAATCTTTCAAAATGAAAACTAGGGAAGAGATAATTCATAGTATGTGTCTGACCTATAGGCACGACTATGGTCTTGATCGTCACCCAGACGATCCTCCCTGGGTAGCTGGCATGACAAAAAGTGAACGTGAGGGCTTATATCGTACAATGTCCCAAATATATGATAATGTCATTGCTCCAGTTATGGAGATTAAGAATGATGTACCGTGGCAAATTTTTTGATCACTATTTTTATCGTATTCTGAATTCTGACACTAGAATTCTTGAAGGTGAAGAGCGTGATCATATGCTAACTATTTTTCAGTTTATTGATCCATTAGAGAAGAATACGAGGCAAAAGACGATTCGTTCAATATATCATCACGCACGTAAGTTATACTGGGTGACATATGGCGACGAGCCAATGGTTGAAGAATTAGAAGGATACTATGATTTTCAATAAAATCAAAGAATTAAAAGAACAAGGGTTGCGTATTGGCATTACCTTTAGCCAATTTGATTTGTTACATGCAGGTCATATTGCTATGTTAGCTGAAGCTAAAAATCATTGTGATTATCTTATTGCAGGATTGCAGAATAATGCACAGTGGGATCGAGCAGACAAAAATGCTCCCATTCAAAGTATCGTAGAACGACAGATTCAATTGGCAG